ACATGCTTTGGTGGGCCGTCAGGGGGTCGAACCCTGGACCTTGGGATTAAGAGTCTCAAACGTGACGTTTTGGCACATGCTGCATCTGCATACTTGCAGGTGCCGATATTCTCGCCAGCGCCGTACGCGCTGAAACTGTATTGGGGAACGGTTATTAACGGATATTAAGTCATGCATAAAACCCCTCCCATTTCTCGTGTCCAAGAAATGGGAGGCAGTTCAGGCACATACCGGGGAGGGGTTTAGCCGTCTATTGACGATTAGCACTCATGACGCAGAGTGCGACGGTCGTGACAACGCCGCCGAACAAAGCTCCGAGCACGAAAATCAGCGCGATCATCGTCGCGCCTAAGCCCTCTGGGCGTACACGGCGCCCGAGGTGGTGTCAACGGCGATCCAGCGCTTGTGGCCGGAGTAGCTAGTGTAGCGTCCCCACACGTAGCCGCCGGAGGTCACGAACGTGCCGTCGAGGTTGACGGTCTGGCCGCGATGGTAGCTGGCGACAACGCCGTAGCCGGTGCCCGCACCGGAGCGGACGTTGAGCGCGTCCACCGCGATGCGGTAGCGGCCGGCGGTACGACCGGTGGATGCGGGGCGTGCCTGAGACGAACCGGCGGCGCCGCGAACGAGGTAATCGTTCGGGTCGTAGCCGCCGGTGGGGCGGCCCACCGCGACATAGCGGGTGTATCCGCTGTAGCTCGTGTATCGGCCCCACACGTAGCCGTTGGCGATGCAGTACCAGTTATCGAGATTGACCGTCTGGCCGTAACCGTAGGATGCCACGACCGCGCCGTACAAAGACGGCGTGGAGCGGACGTTAAGGCTGGAGACGGTGCAGCGGTAGGTGCCGCCAAAGCTCGAATCATTGGTGGAAGTGGAAGAAGACGCCACGGTTCCTCCATTGCCGTCAGTGGGCGCGATGGGCGCAACATAGCCGGAACCGAGGTATGCGGCGACTGCCTGCTTGAACTCGGCCCAAGTCTTGCCGTACTGGCGGAAATATCCGATCGGGTCGGTATGGTCGGAGCCGCCCCAGCGCTGGGCTGCTTCGTAGTGGGAAAGCAGGCGCGAGGTGTCCCAACCATGGGCACGGAGCTCGTCACCCGCCCACTTCACGGCCTCGGACCACTGCTTCGCGAAGTCGGAGGCGTTGGTGGCGTGGGCCAGCTCGATGCCGATTGTGTAGCCGTTGCCGTTTCCGACGTGCCAGCACAATCGATTCTCCGCGACCGTGTTGTAGACCGTGGAGCCGTCGAGCTCCATGACATGGTGCACGGCGTAGGTATCGTCGCGCGACCAGAGCAGCGTGTGGTTGTAGGCGCTGGCGCCGTGGTTATCCGTCTCGTGAATGACGAGGTAACTCGCATTGAGGTAGCCGTGACCGCCGCTCACGTACTTGTTCACGCTCTGGTACGCCTCGGCCCCGCACGGGGCGGCGAGGGCCGCGACGAGCGCGAGGACGACGGCAAAAACGCTGCGCATTGGCAGCTTGTGCTTAGCCTCGGCGTTAGTCTCCGTCATGATCGTCTCCCGCCTTGAGTCGCGCGGCGTCCACGGCCTGCTCGGCCGCGGCGTAGATGGCCGCGCTCGCGACCCCGCACACCGTGCCGATGGCGGCGACGGTCTGGTTGTCCGTGGCGATGCCGGCAACGCTGGTCGCGACGGAGCCCAGGAAGGCGGCCGTACACAACCAAAACTTTCTACTCGTCAACTTTCGGGCAATCTCGTCTTTGGTCATTGCTGTTCCCCTATCTGTTCGTCTCTTTGTCGTATAGAAGGTCGACGCGGTCCTTGATATGGCTGACCTGATCGGCCATCCCCTGACTTCGCGCCTGGCTGTGCACGAGGTCGTTGTGCAACACGTCGTTGGAGGCGACAACCGACTCCATCAGCGTTTTCATCGCCTCCATGAGCGCGTTTGACCGCTCCATCTGCACGGCGATTCGTCCCTCCATTTGGGACCGTTCGCGGTCGCGCTGCGCGCGCTCGTCGACCTCGGCCTGCTTGCGCTCTTCTCGCTTGATATCGAGGCTGGCCTTGCGCTCGTTCTGCAGCTTGTACTCGGACAAGAACTGGTTACCGAAATGGAAAGCGATGAGGACCAATGCCGCGCCGCCAGCCCAGCCAGGACCATACGGCGCAAAGAGCTTGAGCACTTCCATGCGCTAGTCCTCCTTGGCCGCAAAGATGGCGTCTCGCTCGTCCTTCGTGATCTTGCCCTTCTTGTGCACGTTCTCGACCATGGACTTGGTCCACCTGCCGTCGACGTACCAGTCCTTAATCGTCGTGGCCAACTTGCTCATATCCAATCACCCTCTCCGTCTCGCTGTCGTCCTCCACCGGGAGCTCGATGTCGGACATGAGCGCCAGGTAGCCAATCATGGCCGCGTTGTCCTCATGGCGGGCGTGCAGCACCTCGATCTCGCGCAGGGCCGCCGGGTCAGCGACCCTCAAAACCGTGATGTTATCCATCACTTACCTCCAAAGATCTCGATAGAATTGCTCGAACTTGACGACCTGTTTCCTCGTCACGTGCCGGTCGACGAGCTCGCTGCGGTACGACTCGTAGACCGCGTCGACCGCCGCCCGCGTCATGCGCCCGGCATCGGCCGCCTTCCGCATCCTGCGGAGGCGCCGCATGTGCTCGCGGTACTTCTCCGGCTTCATGCGAACGATCACCTTGCCGCGCTCCGTGAGCTGGTAGGTGTAGCCGAGCCACGGGACCGGCTCGGTGAGTGGCTGGATGTGCGTCTTGGACGTGTTGAGCCTGTAGCCAATGCGCGCGAGGTAATCCTCGAGCGACTCCCTCGCACACCTCAGGTACTCGAGGTCGACGTCCAGGATGTAGGAGTCGTCCATGTACCTCGTATAGGACTTGGCACGGAGGACTTCCTTCGCGTAATGGTCCATGCCGTCCAGGTCGCAGATCCCCGCGACCTGCATGAGCTCGCTACCGGCCTCGTATCCGCGCGCCCCGAAGCCGTCCCCGTCGTCATGTCGGTTGCGCCCCGCCTGCGAGTCGAGTGCCCGCTCGACGTGGGCGTACGTCTGGTCGTCGAGTCGCTTGCGGAACGTCTCCTTGGCCAGTCTGTGCGGCTTATTGGGGTAGTATCCGGCGATATCGAAGAGCTCGATCCCGCCGTCCAGCCCGTGGTGGTGCCAGTGACGCTTGAGGTCGCGCACGAGCAGATCGCGGGCCTTGTCGGTGCCCATGCCTCTGCGGCAGGCGCAGTTGGCCCCGATCAGGCTCCTCGTCATGTCCTCGTAGATTACGTTGTCGATTAGGGACCGCTGAACGATGCGGTCCTTGAACGGTGGCGCCGAGCAGTCGCGCCTCTTCGGCCTCGTGAGGATGAAATGGTGCGGCTCGGGGAAGTCGTACTCCCCCGCCATGAGGCTCCTGGATAGGAGCTCGCACCTCTCCTGCACGTTGAGCGAGAAGGACTTGACGCTCGGCTTCCACATCTTGCCCCGCTGGCACTTCGCCGCGGCCTCCCTGAGGCCCTCCGGCGAGAGCGCGTACGCGAGGCGCGCATCGCGTATAGGTTCCATAGCCCCGTGGGGGCCGTTGCCGTCGGTGCGCCCTGCTTCCCGGTGTTGTCCCGGCGGGGTGTCGGTTCCCTGCGACGGTCTGTCTTGCGGGCTACGGCCCATGCGTCCGCGCTCCTTCCGCCGTGCCGTCTCAGTCGACGACGAGCCGATTGCCGTTCGCCGCTCCTGTGTTGCTGACGTTGCCAGACGAGTTCACGATCCCCTCGTTGTTCGCGTTCGCCGCGTTCCGGTTCGGAGAGCGAAGCCAGCAATTGCAGGCAACTTCAACCTAGCCCCGAGGCGGCTCGGGCTGCCCGAACCGCCTTATGTCCGATTTGATCCAGGCCCTGGCCATCTCCTTGACCTGGACGACGAGACCCGACCAGTAGCTGATCCTCCGGCGGGACAGCTTCTTCTCGTCGCTGTCGTCATCGCGCTTGCCGCCGAAGACCATCTCGCACATCTCGATCTCGAACAGGAGCTCGTTGATGTAGCTCATCGCGGTCTGCTGGTGGCGACGGCGCACCGCGAGGTTTTCCGGCGGCTGGCCGGGTCCGACCTTGGTGTTGTTGGCGAGCCAGAGGTTGCGCGGGATCTCCCATGCGACCCCGTTGATGCCGTTCACGACCTTCTCGTAGCGGCCCGGGAAGACCCTCCTGTTGCGCGTGATGTCGAGCGTGTGCACGGCCATGGCCCTGGCCAGGTCATACACCTCGAGCCTGTCTTCCCTTCGCTTGCCCTCTGGCACTCCCATTCATTCCTCCATAGCCGCGGCGGCGCAGGGGTGCGCCGCCGGATTAGACGATTAGCCGATATGCAGGACGACGACGAGCCGACAGCCGTTCGCCGCTCCTGCGTTGCCGACGCGGCCAGACGAGCCCACGATCCCCTCGTTGCCCGCGCCCGCCGCGCTCCGGAACGGAGAGCGAAGCCAGCAATAGCAGGCAACGCTGTGGTTCTCAGCGCCAAACGTGATGAGCACCGGGTAGGTCTGCCATCCCTGGAACGGGCCGGTGAGCCCGTTGCTCACCGCGAGCGCCTTGAAGTAGTCGAACGGCACTCCCTCGGCGTTGTAGCCCTCGGCCGTGGCGCCCAGGTAGTTGCTGAAGTAGTGCTGTCGCGCGGACGGCGGGTAGGCGTAGTCGAACGTCTCGGCGATCTCGCCGCCGTCGACCGGGTGAAGCTGCGTCTTGACCGAGACCTTCGCCAAGACCTCGACGAGCTCCGGCGGCAGGCAGTCGAGCAGGCCGGGCTTGCCGTGGAGCGGGTGCGGGCGGTCGAAGATGCCCTGCTGCACGTCCCAGTCGGTGCCGTGCGCGTTGGCCCATCGACGCAAGCCGGACTTCGTGTAGTCATCGTTGCCCTCGCAGGCGCGCTGGATGTTGTTGATGCGCCCGTTGATCTGCTCGTTGGCGGTGCCGATCAGCGTGCCGCCGCTGCCGGCGGCGACCGATACCGTCTCGATGACTTTGTCGCTGAAGTTCTCGTACGCGGTGAGCGATGTAAACTTGCCGCTGTAGGACGCGTTCCACAGGACCTGGCAGCCCGCCGGCCACACCTTCGTGGTCGTGAAGGTGAAACTTGTCGACCCCTTCGCGGCGCACACGCCGGTGCCCCAGACATAGTTGACCTCGACGATGAGGTCGTACTGGCCCGGCTGCATGTCGGCCTCGGGGGCGTACAGTGCCTCCCTGCTGTCAAAGGCGCAGGCGGGCGGAAGCGCGAAGTGTGCCCCGATCGCCATGGTCGGGGCCTCGATGCCGCCCTCGAGCGTGGACAGCGGATGGTCGGCGTCGCGACCGTTAAAGTGATGGAGGACGTCGAACGGCAGCGGGTACTCCTTGCCGTCCCACGTGAAGGTCGAGTTGAGCTGGTCGCCGATGCGGAGCACGTCGGCGGCGTTGCCCATGCGGATCATCGCGCGGAGCTGCTGCGGCGAGATGCCCAGCGTGGCAACGCTGACGGCCTCGGCCGCGGCGTTGGCCTTGCGCGCGGCCTCGGTGGCGGACGAGGTGGCCTCGTCCGCGTTGCCCGCGGCGGTGTTGGCCAGCTCGGTCGCGTCGTCTGCGAGCTCCTTGGCCTTATTTGCGGCCTCGGCCGCCTTCTTCGCCTCGGCGGTCTGGTCCTCGGCCGCCTTTTTCGCCTTGGCGAACTCGCTCTCGCGCGTCTCCTCGTTGGAGACGCGCGTCGCCTCGCCCGTCTTGCGCTGCTCCTCGTTCGCCTCGACTGCGGCCTTGGCCTCGTTCGCGGCCTTTGCGGCGGCGTCGGCCTTGATTCGCGAGGTTTCCAGTGCCGCCTCGTTCTCGTACTTAAACGGAAAGTCCTTGACTGACCCGTCCTTCAGGGTGACGGTCAGGCCGTCGATGTACTCGCCCTCGGACACCTTGACCTCGGTCAGGGTGCCGCCGGTGTTCTCATCAGCCACTAGGCATCATCCTTCCTCGATTTGACCGGGCCCACCAGCAGACGGTGAACCCGGGCGTCCACACTCCACTCGGCGATGCCGTAGTCCTCGATCTCGCCGAGCACAGCGCGGGCGTCGGCGACGGTCTGCGCGATCTGCGCCTTGAGCTCCTTGGCTTCGAGCACGAGCGCCTGCAGGTCGCTCACGGTCGGGTCGCTGGGCAGCTGGCCGACCGTGAGCGACGGGCGCACGTGGAACGGCCACGGCATACGCACCGACTTGAGTACGTCGGTGCCGCGTCGGCCCTCGATGCCGACCTCGACCTCACCGGTCTCTTTGAGCACCTCCCACGGCACGGGCCAGATGCCGCCGTCCCGCGCCGGTGTGTAGTTGCCGGCCGCCGCAGCGAACGTCACCGTGACCTCGAGCCCCGTCCATTCCGGGTCGAGGTCGAGGCCGACCGCGTCGACGCCCTGCGTGCCTTGGACCAGCTCGAGATCGTCGCACGACACGGCGCGGTCTCGCACCTTGATCTTGTGTATCTTCATGTCCCTCCTTTACGCGAGGATTCCGATCGCGGTCCAGACCGGCGGTGAGCCGATGAGCACCGCCCTCTGCCCCACCTTGGCGCCCGAGCAGCCCGTGGTCATGCGCACGCCCTCTGCCACGCCGCCGCGCACGAGTACCGACAGCGAGCTGCCGGTGACTGCCGTGACGTAGCCGTAGGCGATCTGCACCGATGCCCTGTCGGGCGGCTCAATCGATTCCAGGAGGTCTGACGCCATGCTCATGCCGCGCTCCTCTCGAACTTTCTCATCTCGATATTCATCGGGCAGGCCGTCTCAAACTTGAGCGTCTGCGTTCTGATACAGGTGTGGTCGGCATCGATGTCGGCGCTCGCCAGGCGGAGGTTGCCCGCGTCGTAGACCGACACGGGGTCGTATGTGCAGGTGCAGTTCACCCTCTGGATGACGGACCGCCCGTCCCTGAGCAGCTCGGCGGCCTTGGCGTCGGCAGCGGCCTGGATGGCGTCATGGGGCCACGGCGTGGCCGTGGGGCCCTCCTCCACCTTCTCGGCGACGACGACGGCCTCCCCGCCGGTCTCCAGGTACACGTATCCGGCCGAGACCTCGCTGTAGTTGTCCGCGGGCGTCTCGGTCGCGACGATGCGCTGCCACTCGCCTGTGAGCGTCGTGTAATGCAGGTGCGGGCCGGCTGATAGGGACGGCACCCACCAAGCCTGCAGGCTCACGCGGGCGCCCTTCGTCCCCTTGATCCACAGGCTCTGCGTGACCGGTACGCCCTTCTTGAGCGACCCGACCCTGTCTTGGCAGAAGCCGATGCGCCCGCCGTCGCTCGCGACCTTGAGGCCGAAGAACACGGCGGTCTGTGGGGAGTCCGGCACGTACACGGTGGAGATGGAGCCGTGGCTGTCGCTCTGGCGGTAGGTCCCGCTCTCCTTGGTCCCCGAGCCGACCTGCATCTCGGCGGCGCCGGAGAGGATGTTCGAGTCCTCCGTGACACTCGTGGGCAGGTCGAACAGGTCGTATCGGGCGGTCACGCGCCGGCCGGTGCTCACGGTGGAGTACGGGCTTTCGGGGTCGTCATCGACCGCCGTGCCTCGCACCGAGATGTCCTGGGACGAGAAGTCGACATGGACGACGTTGGCCACGTCGAAGGTGTCGCGCTCGCGGTCGAGCTTGAGCGTCACGCGGCAGTCGGGGCCCTCGACGTAGTCGAAGGAGACAGGCCTCTGGTCCGGCTCCACGTAGCGGCGGAACAGCACGCGGCCGTACGGGTCGGTGTGCGCCGCGAGGAATCCGGCGGCCTCGAGCAGACGGTTGACGGCGGCGAGTTTGGAGTCCGTGCGGTCCTCGTCGGACGATGTCGTCGAGATGCCGAACACCCACGTCGAAGTGAGCACGGCGTCGCTCTCGTCAGCGACGACCTCCAGGCCGCAGCTCTCGGCGATCTTCCTGGCGGCGTCGACCATGTTGGTCCCGGCGGGGATCACGTAGGGGCCGTCGAAATCGTCCTTGGCGAGCGCCCTGAGCCTGCCGTAGATGTCGGCGACGCCGGTGGTGACCGCACCGTCAGCGCTCGCCTTTGGGGTGGAGACGTAAAAGGTTCCGAGCGCCTCCGTGCGGCTCTCGCCAGTCCACAGGGACGAAGCCTCGAGGTACACGCGCAGGAGGTCGGTGCCCAGGTCGAGCTCCCCGACATAGTCGATGCTCCCCTGCTCGAAGATGGCCGTGTCTTGGTTGCGCTCCACGCTTCCGCCGGTGATGTTGCCGAGCTCGGAGCCCTCGAGGCCCGTGGAGAGGCCGACTCGCACGAATCGGAAGTCTGCGTGGAATGGCTCCAGCCAGAACCTGTCCCTAGGCATTGGGCTCCCTCCAGACCTCTCGCTTGGTGGTGAGGCTCACCCTGTACCAGCCAGGCGAGGACCTCGTGATGTTCGGAGACAGGCTCACGAATGCGCGATCCCCGTCGTTGGTGCGCGCCCAGCAGTGCGAGTTTGCGAGGAACAGCGCCGAGACGCGCCCGATATCTTCGGCACGGACGCCGAACTCCCAGTTCTCGGGCACGTTGAGCTTCCTGGAGGTGAAGCCCATCGGCAGGCCGCCCGGCGAGCCGAAGAAGTGGTACTGGACGACGTCATGGTCGTAGCCGCGCGAGTAGACGGGAGGGCCGCCCACCCCGACGGTGCCGGCGACGACCGTAGTCGCGCCAGCGTCGAAGTTGAAGGCGTAGCCGCGGCAGGCGCACGAGGTCTCGACCTCGGTCGTGGAGACCGTGCCGCTCGCGGCGTGGCCCACCGCGACGTAGGCGAACGCCGCGTTGAGCGGCGGCAGGCGGTCGATGACGCTCTGGCCCTGCTTTAGGCCGGTCGCGAGCGTTCGGCGCGAGCCGTCCGGCAGCACGCGTATGACGTCGAAGGACTGGCACGGCGGCAGGTCGTGCAACACGGCCTTGGTGCCCCTGATGGCGACGCCGCCGGTGAACCTGATGTTCCCGGACTCAGTCAAGGCCATCGGCCCTCGGAGCCGGTGGCCGTCGACGGCGTACTCCGACACCCCGTCGCGCACGGTGACGGTAGCGGCGTAGTCGTCGGAGTACGCGACCGAGACGATCGGTGCCGCGGGAACGAGCCACTCCGTCACAAACGTTCTGGTGAACGTGGCCGCCAGGCCCGAGCCGCCGCGCACGGTGATTTCCAGCGTGTATAACGTCTCGTTGCTCAGGCCAGTGGCCACCGAATACGTGCGAGCCGATGCTCCGACGTCGGCATCCAGAACCGAAGCGGACGCCGAGATGATTCTCAGGCGCTGGGAGGCAATGCCGGTCTCGTCGGCGGCCTCCCATGCGATGTCGAGCGGCAGCTCGACGACCGCATCACCGTCCTCGGCCGGCGTGGTGAAGAACGCCTGCGGAGGGTCCGCGACGGTGAACGACGAGTACTGGCTCCAGGCGCCCCATGACGGGTCCGAGCCCTTGGTGCGCACGCGCAGACGGTAGGTCCCCTTGTCGGCGAGTGCCAGGGATGCCGTCGAGGCTGCGCCGGCGATGTCGGCCACCGCCGAGGCGCCGCCGGGCTTGACCAGCTCCACCTGTGCCGCGGTCTGGGCCGTGCCGTCCGGGTGGTTGCGCGACCAGGACACGGTCGCCGTCGTCCCGGTCGGGTAGGCCGGGTCCAGGCCGGAGACCGTGGGCGCGTACGGCGGGCAGATCGTAGTCACGGCGTTGGACGCCGTCCACGCCGAGCAGATGGTGTCTCCGGAGCCCGCCACGGGCTTGTCGCGGTAGGTGCAGACCTCGTAGACGACCCTCTCTCCGGCCACGGCGGACGGGTCTGTCATGACCCAGACGCCCGGCTCCTGCTTGTCGGCGGCGAGGATGCGGGAGATGTAGGTCTTCCCGCCGTCTGAGGTCGCGCGGACCTTGAAGCCGCTTATCCACCACGGGATGTCGGGACCCCGCACGATCAGCGAGACCTCGCCGTCGCCGGATCGCGCGAGCGAGACGGATGCCGGGGGCGCGGGGGTCTTGAAGACTCGGACCTTGTTCGACATCTCGGAGGTGCCGCCGCGCCAGCGCGCCCTGACGTCGTAGTCGTAGAAGCGGTTGGCGCTCGTCGTCGCGTCGCGCCAGTTGGAGATCGTCCCATGGTTATACGGATTCTCGGTCGGCCCGTCATCGGTGTGGCGGTAGACGTTGACGCCCTCGTAGTACTTGCGCGCCCCGTCGTCCGGATGGTTGACCCACTCGAGGGCGGTGGAGCCGTCGGTCGACTCCGTTACGACGAGGTCGGTCGGCGCGTCCGGCTTGTAGGCAGGGATCTTGGGGATGCCGGCGCTCTCGCCGCATGAGGTCACGGATCCGACGCCCCCGTAGCCGCCCACCGAGACGGACTCGGTATAAGCCTCGACCCAGACTCCGTAGTCATTGTCCCTGCGGGCGGCGTCGGTGTATCCGCTGACAGTGACGGCACGCTGGCCACTGGAGGTCGTGTAACCGTCGCCGCTCGCCCGCCAGACGCCGCCGACTTTGACGTGGAGGCGCACGCCGTACCAGTACCAGTTGCCGAAGTCGACAGCGGCGCTCCAGTGGATTCGCGCGGTCGAGTCGTCGATGTTCTCGACCCAGGTCGACAGGGAGACCCCGTAGTACTTGACGTTATTTCGCTTTGTCTCCGCGTATGCCATGCCCTACCCCCTCCTTGACCTGGACGAGCGCTTGACCTCGGCGATGAGCTCCTTGAGGGCGCGGGCGATGCGCTCGTCGACCTCGAGGAGGGAGCCGTCGATGTTGATGTAGTAGGTGTCTCCGCGCTCGACGATGCCGAGCCCGGCGGGCGTGGCGGCACCGATCGCCGCCGACCGTGCGCCGGCGGCGTCCGCGGCGGCGAACGAGACCGTGGGCACGTCGAAGACGTCCTCGACGCGAGCGAGCGCCTTGGACGCCATCGCGGCGGTGCCGGCGGACGCGGCGACGATGCTCTCGCCGAAGTCGCCCATGAGGGCGCGGCCGGAGTAGGTCGTGTAGCCGTGGCCGCTGAACGGGCCCCATTTCGCCGGCGAGAACGGGAACAGGCCGCGGATCCTCTCGACCGCTCCGGACACCGACGACGTCACGGCGCCGACCGCGCTCTCGATGCCGGACTTGAGGCCGTTGAGGATGGACCTGCCGGACTCGACGAGCCAGGAGCCCGCGCCGGCGAAGAAGCCGATGATCTTGTCCTTGATGCCGGTAACCGTTGTGTAGACGGAGTTGACGCCGCTCTGGGCGGCGGACTTGATGCCCTCCCAGATGGAGGAGAACGCGCCCCTGATGGCGCCCCACGTGCTCGACCACACGCCGCTTATCGACGACAGGACCGACGAGATGACGGCGCTCACGGCCGAGATATACGCAGAGATCACGGACTCGATTGCGCCCCAGATGGCGGACGCCACCGACTGGATGCCCTCCCAGGCACCGGACCAGTCACCGTCGATGACGGCCATGACGGTCTGGATGATGGCCTGGATGACTGCCATCGTCCCCTGCACCATCGCCGAGACGACAGAGAGGACGGACGTGGTGACCGTAGACATCACGGGCCACACGGCGTTCCAGATAGCCTGGATGACCGACAACGCGGCGCTGATCCACGCCTGGATAAGCGGCATCGCGGTCTGGACGCACGTGAGCACCGACTGGATCGCCGGCATCACGACCGCGACGCACTGCGCCACGGTCGAGACCACCTGGGCGGCGATCGGGGCGGCTACCGCCAGGACCTGCTGGATGATGGCGATTGCCGTGCCGAGCACCGAGCAGATGGCCTGGATGACCGGCGGTATCAGCGGGAGCAGCGCCTGCACGAGCTGGCCGATGGGGCCGATGACCTGTGCGAGCGCGGTCGCCACGGATGACATGAGGCCCGGCAGCGCGGCCACGACGGGCATGACAGCCGAGGCGATCTGCGCGCCGAGCGGGACGACCGCCTGGACCACACCGGAAACTGCGGAGCCGACGGCGGAGCGGAGCTCCTCGCTCGTGGCCATGAGCCCGACGAAGGCGGCAGCGGCGATGCCGGCGGGCCCGGCGAGGGCGGACAACGGCCCCGTGAGGCCGCCGAGCAGCCCGCCGAGGACCGGGATAGATGAGATGCCCGACGCCACGCCCCCGGCGATGAAGGCGGTGAGACCCGCCGCCGCCGGGGCGATTGCCGGTGCGAAGCCCCTGAGGGAGCCGCACACCGCGGTTATGCCGCCGGCGCCCTCTATCATCTTGTTTCTCGCGCTCGCGATATCGAAGAACGTGGTGGCGAGCCCGTAGCCGCTTAGCGACGAGGCGATACCCTTGAGCGGCAGCATGCCCGCGATGGCCGCCGATGCGTCGTCGGCGATGCCGCGCAGGCACCGCCCGAGGATGTCGACGTTGCGCGCCAGCTCCGAGACGGGCGTGTCGGCCGCCAGCATCCTCGACATGTCGCCCGAGAACTCCGAGAGCGTCCCGCGGATGCCGGCGATGGCGCCCGCGATGGCGTTGCCGGAGTTCTTGATGAGGTCGGTCGCGCCCTGGATCGGCGCGGTGATGTTCTCCACGCCGAAGGCGTCTATGCAGGCGGCAACGGACTTGGTGACGCTATTGCGCAGGTTGGCCATCGACGTGGCGATGCCCGCCGTGCCCGTCTTTGCCTGCTGCGCGAAGGAGTCGAAGCCTGCGTACCCGTTCTTGTCGAGGGATATGAACGCGTCCTCGAGGTCCTCCACGCTGACCTTGCCGGTCTTGAGCGCATTGTAGAGGTCGTTCGTGCTCGCGGTCGGACCCAGCATCGACTTGGCGACCTGGTCCATCTGGCCCGGCATGGCGGTGACGATCGAGCGCCAGTCCTCCATCTCGGGCTTGCCCTTGGCGAGTACCTGGCAGAACTGCTCGAGCGCCGCCTCCTGCACCTGCGTCGACGCGCCGCCGGCGAGCAGCGCGTCGTTGAAGGCGAGCATGATGTCGGTCGCCTTGCCGACGTCCTTGACGGTCGGCACGATCTTCTGGACCGACGAGGTCATGGCGTCCAGGCGCGTGGGCAGGCCGGTGAGGTGGTCACTCATCTTGTCGATGGACGAGGTCGCCGCGTCCGCCCCGTATCCCAGGCCCGCCATGACCTTGGGGAAGTTGTTCATGGTGTCGACGCGGCTGATTGCCGAGTCGAGCGACCTGCTGATGGCCGTGAAGGCCTTGCCGGTGACCGCCGAGACGATGCCGGCGACGGCCCCGACCTTGGCGCCGACGCTGGAGCTGAAGGCCGCGCCCGTCTTGGCCCCGGCCTTGGAGCCGATGCCAGAGCTGCCGGCGAAGGCGCTGTCGAGCTGTCGGCTGATCGATGACGTGAGGTTGTCGAACTTCGGTGTCAGCAGAACCGAGCCTTTGGCCACGGTGGGCAAGGGTTGATCACCTACCTATGAGCGCTCCCCGAACAGCAGGGAGTCGACCTCGTCCCGACTCAGGTCGAGGCGGCGCGCGGCGGGCTCGGCGTCCCTGGCCTTCGGGCGCTTCACGGGTTCGGGCTTCCTGCCCTTGCCCCCGGCGTTCTCGTAGCGCAGGAAGGAGAGGTTGTCGGCGACGAGGGCGAGCAGGTAGGCGTGCTCGTCCCATGACGCGCGCGGATCGATGCGCGTCACCGTGCGCGACTGCGGCGGCAGCTGCCCCACGAGCGTGAGGAGGCCGTCGAAGTCCCCGCCGATGATGGCATCGTCCAGGTCAAGCGAATAGTACTGGCGGAGGTCCGCCTTGAGCTCGTCGCGCCCATCGAGCAGGACGCCGACGAGCGCGACTAGTTTTTTAGGCGAGCTGCCTCGACGAGCAGCTCCTCGATGCGGACGATCTCCTCGAAGTCGTCGTAGCCCATCTTGGCGGTCACCGCCTCGGCGACCTTGTCCTCGACCTCCTCGCCGAGCATGGCGGTCAGGTAGCCGAGCTGCTCGTCGACGCTGACCCCCTCGTTGGCCTTTGAGGTGGCTTCCTCCTCGGTCATGCCCGAGCTGATTGCCTCCTCGTAGACGCGGTTGCGCTTCTGGGCCGCGCTCTGCGCCTTCGCGATCTGCTTGAGCACCTTGCGAGACTTGAAGCGGCGCATGTCGAGGACGTACTCGGTGCCCTCAACCACCACGGCCTTCTCCCAGGGCTCCAGTTTCTGGCGCTTCGGCGCCGTATCGAAATCGAGGATTGCGGGCTTGTAGCCCAGGTATTGCTCCTCTAGGTGTGAGCGCATGCGCTCCTTGGACTCCGCCATCTCTCGCAGCTGCTCGGGTGTCATCTCGTTGACGTCCATGTTTCCTCCTTTTGTAGGCGCAAATGCTTGCGGAGGACGCTGCGGCGCCTACCGCGCAGCGCCCGCCGCAAGCATTTGGCGGGACGGGAGGGGCATCCGCCCCATTACAGTCTGAAGTGGGCCACCGATAAATTTCGATGGCGAGCATTCGGCGCATTGCCTACGATACGGGCAAGCCCCGAGGGGCCGCCGATCGGGCACCACCTAGAATGCCGGAAGCCGTCATCGGGCTCGATGTCGGGAAATTGTCCCATTGGGCATGCGTCGCGACCCGGGACGGCGAGATACTGCTGAGCGCCCCCGTCGCGAACAGGGAGGGCGATCTGGACTCGCTGTTCGGCCGCTTCCCCGACGCGCTCGTGGTCGTCGACCAGTCGCGCAACATAGGCGCCCTCGCGCTCGCCCGCGCCAAGGCGGCCGGGATGTCGGCGGCGTACCTGCCGGGACTCGCGGCACACGGGGCCGCCAGGCTCTTCGCCGGCGACGCCAAGACCGACGAGCGGGACGCAATGGTCATCGCGAAGACGGCGCTGGGCATCCCCGACGCACTCCTGCCGGTCGGGGATCCGGGCCCGACGGTCGCGGCGGCGAGGGCGCTGGCCGCCCAGAGAAACTTCCTGACCTGCGAAAACACCAGGAGCAAGAACCGGCTGCGCAGCATCCTGCTGGAATCGTGCCCCGCCTTCGAGGCGTTGGTCGACCTGTCCGACGGTCCCCAGCTGAGGCTCATGGCATCCCTCGGCGGGGCCTGGTCGGTGGCCGACGCCGGGCCCCGCAGGGCGGCGGCGCTCACGCGCGGGGCGGCGCGCGGCAAGATCGAGGCCCTCGTCCGCTCGACGGCCTCCTCGACAAGGCCGGACGCGGCGGCCATCGCCGCCGAGGACCGGGCGGTGAGGCTGCTCGCGCGCAGGATCTCCGAGAACTCGGCGGAGATCGATGTGATCACGGCGGAGATATCCGCCCTCCTCGAGGGCGACGATACCTACCGATGCCTCCTGACGGTGCCGGGGATCGGCCCCAAAACCGCTTCCGAGCTCGCGATCTCCATAGATATCGAAGACTTCCCAAGCCACGACAGGCTCGCGTCGTACTGCGGCCTGGCGCCGCGCAACCGCCAGTCGGGGACCTCGATCTCCTCGGTGACGGCATCGCGCCAAGGCAACAAGAGGCTGAAGAACCTGCTCATATTCTCGTGCAACTGCCTTACCCGGACAGAGGGAAGATGGGGCGATTACTACGCTAGGTGCCGAGAGCGGGGCATGCCGCACGGCAAGGCGCTCAAGGCGCTGGCACGAAAGAGGCTGAAGGTCATCTACGCGATCATGCGGGACAGGGTGCCCTACGCCGCCTAGTCGAAGCGCTCCGAACAGATTGGAGCCCATCGGCCGAAAGGCCTGGCGTTAGCATGTCGCGATTCAATCTCGAAAACAGCATTGCCCAGTTGACAAAACTATAGGAACACTCCCCTTTGTCTGTTGTCCGGCTAGGCCGTGACGGCCTTGGGCTCATCCTCGTTATGGGCGGCCTCTTCGGCCTGGGCCGCCCGCGCCGCCTTGGCCGTGTCGTAGATGGCGGTCGTGTGGGTGTCGCCGTCGTCGTTGTAGGGCACGCATGTGATCGTCGGCGTGTAGCCGAGCAGGTCGGAGCTGTTGTAGGAGACGTCGTCTCGCTCGAATGCCTGGCCGATCGGGATGACGTTGCGCAGGACCTTGGTCGAGGAGATGACCGAGTCGAACACGTAGACGTGCGGGTCGGTGAAGTTGCGGTTGTGGCGGACGGTGACGGTGGGGCCGCTCTCCGTCACGTTGTCGTCTCCGTAGATGGTCTTGAGCACGGCGACGGACGACTGGATGAAGGTCATCTGTGCGGAGTCGGCGTAGCTCGTGAGGTCGCGCGCGACCTCGGAGCCGCCCCAGTCGTTGTGCCCCTCAGAGTCGGTATCGGTCGTGAAGGTCACGCCGTCCTCCGAGATGTAGCCGAGAGAGGCGCCGTGGTACTGGCCGATGAGCTCCTTGAGCGTCTTGGACGGGTCGGCCAGGACGCTGATATCGGTGCCCACCGGGAACACGGCGGCGTAGCCGCCGGGGCGTCCCTTGGCTACGCCGACGGAGTCCTTGTCGAACATGGGGGTCTCGGACATGTGGCCCTCCTTCCTGTGGCGCGCTACGGGCGCGTCACCATGTAAACGTTGATCTGGTACCGCTCGAAGCGGCTGTCGGGGTCGGGATAGCGCAGCGTGCCCTCCACGGACACGCTGCAGACCTCGGGTATGGACTCCCAGCACCAGGTGAGCCACTCGCGGGCCATGAGCGCGAGCGTGTAGGCCTCGGCCTCCGTGCGGGCCCATGTCTGGACGGCCAGGTACGGGTTGTCGCGGCCCGGGCCGGAAGGCCCGCCGGTGCGCTCGACCGTGACGAAGCTGTCGGGGCGCTCGCGCGGCGCGGTCGTGGAGCACGGGACGCCGAGCGCGGCGCCGAGCTTTTGCGGGAGGACCGCTAGGATGTCGAACACTAGAGACCGCATCCCTTCTTGAGCGTGTTGTTGCGCAGGTTGTCGAGGCCGGCGAGCCTGCCGTCCCTCTTCCCCGCCTCGTAGACCAGGCCGCCGGCGGTATAGACGCGCTGTACGCCCCTGGATTCGTAGCGGGCGCCGGCACGCTTGAGCGCCGGGTCGCACAGGGCATTGCACCTTGCCGCCGCCGCGGCGGCCTGGGATTCGAGCATCGCCTTGACGCCGTCCGACTTGAGCACGGCGCGCACGCCGCTGTCCACGTGCCTGATCCGCACGCGCCTACCCATCGACGGCCTCGCACTCGACGGCGCGGTCGAACTGGCCGGGGCAGTTGCCCGCCAGGTAGGGCTGCGGGTCGCCGATCACACGGTACGCGCGCCCGCCGTACCTGATGAGGCATCGGCGCAGCGAGCGGCGGTCGCCGCGCGGCCAGTGGAACGTCATGGATACGACGGTGCCCTCGGGCCGCGATGCGGAGAGGTCGGCCGTACCGCCCGGCTGGGGCAGCACGCCTGCGACGTCCTCGGCGGCGCCGAGCTCGCACACGGCGTTGCCATGGGCGTCGGTAGCGGGCTCCTGCGGGGCGATCACCTGGACGGTGACGGTCTTAAACATCGGCTTCCCCCTTCCGGTCCGCTGCGGTCATGGGCGCGATTGACCAGATGCGCTGCCCGCTGAGCCCGAGACGCTCCAAGTCGGACTTCGTCGTGAACAGGTCGCCGGTCGGCCCGGCGAACGACGCGGAGGCGCTGTAGATCCCCGCCGTCTGTTGGACCTGCGTCGCGCCGAACACCCCCGCCCCGGCGTTGATCGCGCGAGACACCATGGCGCAGCAGACGGCCTTGGCGTTTAAATCGAACGGGGCGCTGTCCCCCTCGCGATATGGGACACCGTGGCGCTGCCGGTAAAGCGACACCAGCATCGCCGAGGCGTCTTCGAGGAGGGCCGGCACCCTGGCATCGTCTCCCCCCGGGTACCGGGCGGAGTAGTCCTGGACCGTTGCGAGCGGGCTTGCGGCGGACACGCTACTCCCCGGAGGGGGCCATGATTCCGGCCTCGACGAGTGCGGAGACGACCTTCGCGACAGTCGGGCTGGCCCCCGGGTTGGCCGCCTGTTTGAAGTTGACCGCCTCGAGCGGCTGACCATCGGGGCCGACGAGCGCGACGTGCTGCGGGAGGAGCGGGGACGCCTTGCTGGCGTCCTCGACGATAAATTTCTGGACAAGCTGCATACCCGCTCCTTACGCCGACTTGAGGACGGCGAAGCCGTTGGGGTCGAACACCACATAGGAGAGAACGGCCTCGGTGCGGTACGCGATCTGGTTGGCTCCCTTGAGGTCCTGGCCGGTGTTGTCGGGGTCGCCGTACTCGATGACCTCGGACCACATGTCACGAACCATGCCCCAGTTGATGAGGGAGAAGTCGCCCATGATCGCCTTGACTTTGGGATCGACCGTGCACTTGCGGCCGTTTACGGTCCCGGAGGTGGCGGCGGTCACGCCATCGATGGAGCCGGCGTCCAGGTTGAGCGGAATCTCGGGGAAGAGTCGGAGTCCCGTGGCGGGAACGCGGATCTTGCGGAGCTCGGAGGCGTACTTCTTGGAGAGAGCCATGCCGTTGATGTCGTAGTCCTCGAGGAGGTCGACGAGGGCATCGATGTCGGACACGGGGTCGGAGGTAGCCGTGAGTGAGCGCGCCTCTGAGGTGAGGGACTTGTAGCCGTCCATGACGGCGCCCGATTTGGGGTTGACGGCGTGGTAGACGACGTAGTCGATGGCGCGGGAGATCGCCGCGGCTTGGTCTGCGAGGATGCTCGAGACGATCTCCAGCTTGTTGTCCTCGTCCGCCCAGACGAGCTCGTCGGAGACGCGCGTGGTGGTGACGACCTTGAAGCGCTTGCCCTCGCGCGGGGTGAGGTCGATGTAGTAGCTGCCCTTCTTGGCGCCCTCCTCGACGACCTCCGCCTCGGCGCTCGGGTTGAAGACCATGTGAGTGCTGTCGGCGAACTTCTTGGGCTTTGCCGGGGACAGGGCGGCAATGGTGGAGCCGTCCTTCGCCTTGTTGATGATCTCGGTGACGACCTCGGAGGGGAGTTTCACCTTCGAGCTTTTGATGCTGGTTGCCATTTGGTTTCCTTTCTAGGGGATGAGTTTCTTGATGTAGTCCTTCATGGCCGAGTCGTCCTCACCGACCCCGCGCTCGCCGCCGCGTGGGACCTTGGGGGCCGCGGGCTTCTTGGCGAACTTCGCGACGGACTCTGCGAACGCCTTCATGGACTCCTCGTCGGCGCCCTGGATGAGCTCGACCGGGACGCCGGTCTCCTCGGAGACCTTTTTGCGGAGCTTCTCTGCCTTATCCGCCTCCTCGCGCTCCGCCCTCTCCTTCTCGAACGCGGCGACCTTTTCCTCGAGGCCCTTGATACGGTCGCCGTCCCCAGCGCCCTTGCCCTTGAGCTCCTCGAGCTCCTTCTTGACGGCGTCGTAATCGGCGTAGTCCTTTCTGACGCTCTCCTTGGCGCGCTCGATGCGCTCCTTGATGGCGGCGTCGAAGGCCTCCTGCGATTCGATGGGGGTGAACTCCTCGGACATCCTCTATTCCTTTCTGTGCGGATCCGCCCGCTCGGGCGTGGACGAGCCCAGTTACCCGCTGGGCGCGGTGGTACCGCCGTTTCCGCCGGCGGTGGGCGTGAGTATGAAAAAGGCGCACCGAATGCGCCTTTGTTCAACAGAGTGATAAAATGAACTCAGCAATTGCTGATGAAAGAGCCTTGATTGGGCCTTTATGGTCCCTTCGAGGCTTTTTCTATTTGACGATGTACTCAATCTCGCCGGCCGATGTGATGAACACGACCCTGCGGACATGTCTCTTGCCCATCTTCTCCCGGATGGCAACCCTGACATCGCTGTCTGGCAGGATTCCGCTCTGATTGTCGATGACGCAGGCGAACAGCCCCTCTTTTCCGGAAGCGTCCCTGAGGTGCCTGTCTACGGCAGAGACGCTCTTCGCCCTTATGAGAGATTTCAGCTCGACTCCGCCTTCAAGATCCGGAAGGCCGATGAACTTAAGAAGACCGTCGTCGGGGTCGACGTACTCGCGGCGGTCGACGACGAAACGCGCTGCGAAGCCGTTACGGGCCAACGTTTCCGCAGCGGCTTTCTCCCAGGGCCGATCCCTCTCGATTTCCAATTTAGTCTGATCGTCTGGATAGGAGACAACGACATCCTCCCCGTCGTAGAGCCATCCTCGGTCGAGCATGGCCATGTACTCCGAGATCCTCGACAGGTCGCTCTTGTTGGCGAAAGAGAGCCCTGTCTGCTGCTCGATCTCGTACATGCGGTCGGCCATAACAGAGGGGTCGTGGCCCTCCACGAGCACCGCGAGCGGGTCGTCCTCGAAACCTGGGACGACCTTGCAGTCGCAGTGCCGGTGGAAGTGATTGAACTCGCCGGCTGTCTTGCGGTTGTGGTAAACAGCCCCTCGGCTCGCGAGCATGTAGCAGAAGGCACACGTCTCGGATCCCGTCGCGATACGGGCGAAGCGCACGCCGTGCTTGCGGTCCCTCTTGGCGTTTGCCATGACGGTCTCGTTGACGCTACGCGCCACCTGGTCTCGGACGAGGTCGGCGCAAGCGGTGGCGAAGCCGGCCCGGTCCCCCTCAATGAGCTTCCTCACCTGGTATCGGACGGTCGCGTCCACCTGCTCGGGAGCATAGGCAATCTCGGTCACCGCGCTGGGCAGCTTGGCGTGCGCGAGCTCCGCGGATTCGTCGTACCACTCCGCCGCGATGGTCGCGGCGGCGCCGTCGAAGGACTCGACGATAGAGGCGAGCATATCCTTGATGCCCTCGCGAACTTCCGAGACGCCGGCATCTGGGTTTGCCCTCAGCCAGGCGCCGACCGCCTTCTCGACCACCTCCGTCGCCCTGGCCTTGAGGCTCTCGACGTCGGAGCAGTACGCGTCGAACGACGCCCGGCTAATCATCGGGCGGCAACCCCAGGGCCGCTGTCACGACCTGACGGCCGTTCGCACGCGTCCTGTCCGAGCGCAGCCGCTGGATCTGGTCGTCGGTGAACCCGAACTCCTCCAGCGCCACGTCGCTCTCGGCGAGCCACGGGAGCGCGCTGATCATCTTCACCATGGCGTCGCTCTGGGAGACGATGGACGGCATGGCCGGGTTGCGGAACTTCGCCTGCACGGCGAGCCCGCGGCGGCGCTCAGTCTCGAAATCCGTTCCGTTCTCGACCGCCAGGGCCATGAGCGCCACGTTCGTGAGCGCCTCGCCGTTGTCGGCGTTGAGGTTCTGGGCGTCGATGACGAGGGGCTCCTTTGCGGCATAAATCGCCTCGGCGGAGCTCGGGTTGTCGCTGACGATGCCGAGCTCGGAGATCGGCACGTCGGTCTCGCCCGAGAAGCGCGCGGCGAGCATGCGCATGTAGTCGGAATGCGGCTGCATGCTGCCCTGCGAGAGCTGCCCGAAGGACGGGATCTCACCGTTCTTGTCCCGGCTGATGGCGAAGATCTGGCCGATATAGGCGTCCCACTTGCTCATCCCATCGAGAGCCGATTTGTCGGCGCCGAGCAGGAACTTCTGCGGGGACGTGAAGAACTCCGAGGCCACCTCGGTGCGGACGGACGCGCGCATCGCGTTGTCCGTGAGGTTCATGACGGCGCGGGAGATACGCGAGGTTCCGAACGGCCTGTCGGCGGTCGCCTCGTGGCAGAGCGGCTCCATGAGGCACCGGCCCATGCTGTGCTCGTAGTAGGTCGCTTCCCAGCCGTTCCCGCCGTCGCGGACGATGGCGATCACGGCGGTATCGGTGTAAACGTTCACCCATGTGGGTTCCGCCCTCCGGCCGGCGCGACGGTCGCGGTCGACCACGACCATGCCCGCGCGGATTCGGTTAAGGCGGTCGCTCCACAAGGCCGATGCGGACGTTGCGGGATACATGGAGACCAGCGGGCGCGGATCCTCGCCCTCCTCCGCCCCGTCCGTGACGGCAACGAAGGCGCACGAGTGCTTGAGCTCGCTCTTGACCGTCTTCCGGTAGCGCCGCTTCATCCCGTTGAGCGACACGATCCCCGCGAGCTGCTCGGTCACGGAGCCGTCGCAGGAGACGAAGCCGTCGAACTGCGAGCGATTCGCGAGCGCGTCGACCGCCTTCGCGGGCCAGCCGATGACCTCCTCCAGCCCCCTGAGGTTCGGGGGCACGGAAATACCGAGGTCTCTCGGCTTGTGGTGCATCTCGTAGTACCTGTCGCGGAGCTTGTTTCGGGCCAGCTTGCGATAATAGAGGTCGAGAAGCGCTCGCACCGTCTCGCGGTCCTCGGGCAGGAGGCCGATGGCGTTCGCCACGGACCTCGGGATCTCGTTTGCCATTACCAGACCTCCTGTTTTCTGTTCGGTTCCCTCTTTGAGATGGAGAGCGCGAGGAGCGCGAGGCCGACGGACTCGATCGGGGCGCTGTTCTCCCCGCCCCAGCCCCATCCGCCCTGCGAGCCGATGGCCCGCTTGCTGGAGGTGGTAGCGGAGAGGTCGAGCGCCGGGGAGGCGATATGCGTCAGCGTTCGGGTGCTGACCCCGTCGCGCGCGAGCGTCGCGGCGCTGACCGCCTGGTCGGCGGTAGGCCTGATGACGTACCCCTTGGGGACCCCGGCAGAGTCGAGCTTGCTGCAGAGCGTCCCCGCGCCGGATCTTCCGTCCACGGCCACGGAGCACCCAATCTCGGCCCTCTCGGCAAGCCACCTGCAGAGCCAATCGCTACCGCTCGACGTCGGCTTGAGGGCGACGAGCTCGACATGGGTCTTCTCGCCCTCGGCGGGCCTGACCGCCACGGAGAGTGCCACCGTGGCGCCGTCGGGGCTGAACTTGACGCCATACGCGATGCGGTCCCCGCCGCGCTCGGGCGGTGCGGACTTCACGAGGCATTTCTCCCAGGATCCCTCTTCGAGCAGGGGCGGCTCGGAGCCTGTCGACTCCGGCAGCCAGTACCCCAGGTACTCTTGCGCCGCGCCGAGCTCGTCCATGTCCTTCATTCCGGTACGTATGGCGCGGATGTCGGCGTGGTAGCCCAGGGACGGCATGACCTCCGGCCAGCGGCTCTCGTCCCAGATGTCGCCGATCTCCTCGACGCCGTACTCCAGCCAGAGCAGGTCGGTCGCTATCTCGCCGCCCTCCCACGCCTGCTGCCTGAGGTTCTTGAACACCTCCGCCGGGTTGCCGGCGCGGGTCGGCGTGCCGGCGTAGACGAGCATCAGGTTGTGTTTGGCGCCAGAAGTCGTGGTCGGGTTGATGACCTGCGTGTGGATGCCCGTCAGTTCCTGGGCCTCGTCGTATATGACGATATCGAACGAGAAGCCCAGGCGTGACGACTTGGTCCTCGTCGAGAACTGGATGACGCCGCCGGAGCTGAAGCGCATCCACTCCTGGCCGGTCTGGGAGCAGACCTCTACCAGGAGCTTGCGCCAGCGCGGGATGCCCTCCGACGTGTCGCCGGGGCGGCGCCCGAAGATCTTCCTGAAGCGGTCGACCATCTCCATGGTCGTCGAGTAGTTATGCTCGGTCCACAGCACCTTGTAGCCGGCCAGCGCCGCCATGACCGCGACCCACACGATGAGAACGATCGACTTGCCCTGCTGGCGCTCGACCGAGATGCCGACGCGCGGGTGGACCCATTTTCCGTTGGCGTCCACGGCGCCGATGTCGTGGGCGAGCTGCTCCTGCCACGGCACGAGCTCGTATCCCATCGTCGGGGCGAGCTCGACCGCGAGGGAGCCGATGGACCTCTCGTATGGCTGGACGAGGCGGAGCCTCGGCTTAGCCGAGGACGTCGCGCAGGGCCGAGACGGCGTTGATGATGATATCGTCGCCACCGTCCTCCCCAGTCCCCTCTATTCGCTCGATCTGCTCGAGCGTCTCGCGGTACTCTTTGGCGAGCCGAGCCGCCTGGCTGGGCTCGGCATCATAGAGCTGTCGCTCGATGATCTGCCGCACCCACCGGAGCCTACCGAGCGTGTCTTGGCGGCCGTCCGGGCCGTCTGCGGGAGGGGCCGAGAGGCCGGCGCCCACGGACTCCCCCGCGGACTCGCCGGTCGCGATCTCGCCGCTCTCCTTCATGCGCTTGATGAGGGCGCACACGCCCGAGCGTGACCTCTTGAGTTTCTTCGCGATAGCCGCAGGTCCGAGCGCCGGGTACGCGTTCTTGACGAACTCCCGTTCGTCCGCGGTCCAGGGCTTGCCCCTCGGCTTCGTGGACTTCGTGGACATTCCATGCACCTCCCGGTATGGACTCGGTTTCGGGGCCTGCGCAAAAAAGGCGCAATGCCGTGGGGCGAGCCTTCGGCCCCCGGGGAGGGGGTGCCCCCACCATCGGCGGCGCTACCAGCGGCGCGACGTCGGGCACGGCAGGTCGCGGGCCCGAGGGCCATCGCAAAGATCGCGGTTGCCCCGTCTTTCGTTGCAGATCCGGTGGGCCGGCGCGACGTTCGCGCGGTCGATGGGCGAGCCACCCTTGGACACGGGCACGATCTCGTCCACCTCGAAGCTCATCGGGTCTCCGGCCGGCAGGTCGTAGTCGATGGCCATGCCGCAGATGTGGCACGGCAGCCCCTGCGCCTTGAGCCAGGCGCGCACCTGCCGGCGGGCGTGGCCGTTGGCGTAGCGGGTCTTGGTGGCCAAGGCTAGCGCTCCACCGGGGAGCGCCCTCGGTTGGCCATGCATTCCTCGAGCCCCGCATAGCGCAGGCGCTCGACAGCCTTGCCCGCGCCGGAACCCTTGCGCTTGCCAGCACGCCGGGCGATGCCCAGGGCGCGGCGGAATGCCCACGCCATCACAGTGTCGTACCGGTTGGCGGCACGGACGATAGCCTCGCGTGTGACCACGGACCCACCTCATTAGGTTGTTGCTTAATAGAAAGGCCGGAGTCCCTGAACTGCTGAAGGGAACCCCGGCCACTCATCTGTGCTTCCACGCACATCCGACCCGCACACCGCGCGGGCGGCGCTGCGAATCGACACCCTAGTTATATCCCAGAAGAAACCTGCAACGGTCTGCAATTGTGTGCAATTGTCTGCAACTATCTGCAATTGTCTGCAGAAGCGTGCAATCGTCTGCAATTGTCTGCAGTCCCATAAAGACAAAAGGCCCCGACCGCATATGGCGATCGGGGCCGACATGCTGACGCGAGCCAGCTATCCAATTATATTGCCGCACGGCCCACGCCAGCCCTTGCAGTGGCGATGCCCACCATATCGACCCAGTCCAGGGCCGATGACATATCTGAATGGACCGACCTCACCGACACGCCCAAGGTCCCCGCGATCTCCTGTAGCGTCCTGTCCTCGCAGTAGCGCAGCTCCAGAACGTCGCCCCAGCGCTTGCCCGGGTTGGCCGAGCGCACGCCCGCGCAGAGCTCGCGGCCCCGCTCCACCTCGCGCCGCAGCTCCGACAGCTCCGCGCCGCTGCGGCGCTCATAGTCGATCCTGTCATCCGTCGAGCGCATGAAGTCCGTCCCGTGCGCGCCCTTGCCCACGGCGTCGTAGCGCTGGGCGCGCACCTGCTCGCGCGCCTGCATCGACTCGATGACCGCCAGGCGGCGGTCGATGCCGCGCTGGGCGGCCCGTACAGTCTCCAAATATTCACGTGCGTCCATGTGACCTCCCGCGTGGTACCATGCATTTGTCATATAGAGGATGCCGGGAGGCGTCTTTGCCAAAGGCCGCCGGCGCTCCAACGCCAGCGGCCTTAATTATATATCTACCTGCGGTAACTCAATATCTCATCGCGACCTCGCGACGCATGGCCATGATCTCGTCGTGCGTCGGCCCAGTGGGCGCCAGGTAGCGGTCGACACTGTCGCGCTTCGGCTTGGTGCCCTTGCGGCGGGCCTCCTTCGCGCGGTCCTGCTCGTGCTTGCGCCGGCAGTCCTCCGAGCAGTACTTGGCCTTCGGCGCCTGCGGGATGAAGATCCTCCCGCAGACTGCGCAGTTCCTCTCCTGCACGTCCCACATCACGGTCATCTCATCGACCTCCTGCACCTGCGGGCGCGCCGCGCCTCGATGCTCTTGCGCACTCGGCGGTTCTCGATGATTATCCGCCACAACCTCTCAAACAACCTCATCGCTTAGCCTTCCTCGACCTCTTGAGCGCGCGGGCCCGGTCGCGTTCCAGCGCACGCGCCCTCCGCTCCGTCTCCCCGATCTGCGCCGACGTCACCCGCGGCGCGTCGGCCCGTCCATGCACGAGCGCCCGGCGCGCGGAACCCGACACCAGATCGGGCACCGTGCGCCAGGCGGTTGCGCGGAACAGCTCGGCCGCCGAGCGGATCACCGGCTGTTCCAGCTGTCCGCGAGCATGGCCACCGCCTGGCGGAACGGCGGCAGGTCCATGCTCCCCCACGCGACGCTGTTAGACATCCCGCAGGCAGGACACGTCATGCTCAGCACGTTGGGCTTGGTCAAAGAACGCTCGCGCACGTCCTCCACCTTAGGCTCGGCCCCGCACCTGGGGCACGCCTTGAACTCGACATCGTTAAAGGTCACAACTCTCTCCCATCTCCCTGAACTCTGCCTCGTAGCACCTCGGACACACGGCGTAGCCGAATCCCAGGTCGTTGTGGATCAGCCGCGATGTATAGCTCTCGCCGAACGCGAGCCAGCACCCGCACTCAGCGCATTCGACTGCAGTCGAGAAGTCGGCCGCGCTCGCGCTCGCGCCGTCCGGCACGTGCCAGTCCCTATACTCGGACCGCGCCGGCACCCACCTAATCGCTCGTTTCACTGAGCACATCTCCCGTCGTGCGCCATCTCGTGTACGAGTCCATCAGCATCGCCCAGAGCAGGCAGAGCGTTGAATCTTCTCTCAGGCTTCCCGCGCCGCGCATACTAAGGTCGTATCTCAGCCGAAGGGAGCCTCCGTTGTCGGGGCAGTAAACTTGCACGCCCAACGGCAGGAGCATCTTGTCGTGCAGCTCGTCGGCGAGGTCGCGAGGGCACACGAGCCAGTTATCATCGCCTCGGAACGTGAGGCCGTGGCCGCTCTTGAAGTCAGCCATGCACGACTTGACCTCAACGAACACGAACCGCCCGTGCTCGAGCTTCATGTTCCGGCCTCCGACGCCCGGGGAAAACGCCATGAAGTCGACCCTGTGGGCAGGGTCGACCCATACCTCCTGCGCGACGAGCGCGAACTGCCTGCGGAGCTTCTTCTCCACCTTCTCGGACAGCTCTTCGGTCACATCACTGCGGTTCATTCGTCCTCACTCCCTTTGCTTTCCAGAAGCCAGGGCACGACCATGCCGATCGAGGCGACGATCTCCAGCGCATTCGCCGCGTTCATGAGCCCGTGGCAGACGGTGACGAGCTCCTCGTCATCAACCATATCCGGCTCCTTACCCTCGATCATGTCCAGGACGCAGCGTGCGCGCTTGGCGATATCGGCAAGCATGCTCGCCTTCAATTCCTTGTATTTCTCGTTCACTTAAAGCTCCTCTCCGCAGAACGGGCAGTACTTGACCCCATGGGCGTAACCATCAACGTAAGTCGGAATCTTGACATGCTCGAAGTGCTCAACGCCGCACACCGACATGCTCGAGACCGTGACCATCGCACTTGCGTCCAATTCGATATGAATATCGGATTCGCCAGCACCATGCCGCGTGAGAACCATAGCCCCCACAGCCTTCCCCTCTCCTCGGGGCCGATCGTCTATGCCCGCTGCGTCCATCATGTTGCAGAAACGACAGCTCATCAAAAACTACCCCCGTCCCAGTCATCAGGCATGTCCTCCATGCGGCGGCGCGTCCTATACGTGCACACGGTGGTAATTTCGACCTCGAATGCGCGACCGCACTCCGGACACTCGATTTCATCCGCGTCCTCGTCGTACTCCCACGGATCACTGATGGAACTCTCGCAGTAGGGGCAGATCAGACGCTCCTCATCGAACTGCTCGTTCCGCCACTTGTACGAGATATGGGCCTTCCTGAGGCACTCATCGCATGTCGAGGACCCCTGCTCGCCTAAAATCGCCGCCAGCGAAGGCGGCCACTCGCGATAGTTCGGTGTCGGCTTCCCGCATACAGAGCAGGTGTACGTCTTTGCCTCCTCACTCACTTCTCGCTCCTATCCCTCTCGCCATCACCCGCGCATAGACGCTTGATGCGTCCCCTGATGTTGCTGACCATCCAGCTCACACAGCAGTCGGCATCAGAGAGCTTGCACTGTCCGTCTTTGTCCATATGGCCGCGGCACAGACCTCTGGCGGCGAGGTAAACGCAAGCCGGATGCCCGCTGCGCCCGCCTTGCTGCAGGACCCCGCCGAGGTCCTCAAGCAGCTTCTCCCAGCTGTCGGGTGCCTTAAGACGCAGCGACGAGACGTCAATTAGGTCATGGGTGAACGCGCACTCCATGAACCAACCGTCCATGAGCGGGAAGTGCACGAAGGACTTGACCTTGTAATGCTCGCCGCGCGGACCGTACAAATCCGTGGTATCCAACGGCACGCGGTGCCCGTCCTTGTCGACGGGGCCAAGCGGCACCACCTCCCCGTCCGCAGTCATGATGCTATCGACCACAAGGCGCTCTCTCATTTCTCGCTCCATTCCTTCACGATCCCCCTCTCCTCCGCGACCATAATCAGCGCCTTGTTGAGGCATCGCCTCGCCTGGCGCAGCTCCTCGCAGGTGTCGCACCCCTGTCGCAGCCTGTCGCACTCCCCGAGCGACCTCTTTGCGTCCTCGAGCCTGCCGATGGCGAGGTCGATCCAGTCGGCGGGGCCGCACGCGTAGCTCATCGGGACTCACCCCTCACGCCGAAGATGTCGGCCAGAATGTCGCCGGGCGAGGCCACAAACGGATCCGCGCTGACCGGGTCGTACATGACCTCCAGGTAGTCGGGATAGCCGTAGGTTATGCCGGCGGTCCGGACCTTCCTCTCTCTCGCCTCGCCGTCGGCGGAATAATTGAGCTCGTCCACGGGCAGGCACTGGTAGCCCCAGATCACGCTCACCTCGTGCCCGTCAAGGACGGTCTTGGTGCGCTCGATTCGCATCCGGCAGCCGCCCACCCGCTCCGTGTCGTACGTGTCGTCGGCCCAGGGGATCCCGTGCCTGTCGAGGGCGTCGCGGTAGGCCCTCATCACCGCTGAGATCTCGGTCAAAACGTCTCTCACTCTCCTATCTCAAAAGAATTAGGTGTTCTTTGCGCCGGGGGCTTCCCCGACGGCGTCGTTTCCGCCCTCTAGCGGCGGGAACCCCATCGCCTGCTGGCCCAGCTGCCCGGCCGCCGTTGGCACACCTTTGGCATACCTCCAGCTCGGTTCCTTGCCGCGCGCGAGCTTGGCGATGTCCTCGTACAGGTCGGCCTTCTGCTTCCGGCTGGCACGCGCCGCGGCGAGCTTCTGTTTCTTGGCCAGCAGAACGGCCTCCCTGCTCGACATGACGTTCGCCATGTAGATGCGCGTTATGTCGAGTGGGCGGCCGTGGGCGGGATCGGCCTTCTCGTTCCTGAGCATCTCCATGAGGGTGATCATGACGCCTCCGCTATCTGGCGCTCGAGCTCGGCTATGAGCTCGTCATCGGTCTTCACGGGCTGCCACACGGCGGCGCGCTCGACCTCCTGGGAGGTCTGCCCGCCGCGGGCCTTGCGGTCCGCGTCGAACCCGACCTGCTTGCGGCTCCAGTTGCGGGCGAGCGCCCACACGTCGGTCACGGGCAGGCCGCTCGGCAGCGTCCACCCCTGCGCGGCGTAGTGGTCGAAGAACTGGCGGGCGTCGCCCCGGAGGCAGTTGGCGGCGAAGTACGCCTCCACGTCCTCGGCCGACGGGGGCTCGAAGTCATCGGGCGCTTGGCGGGCAGCGCTATAGCCCGCTAGGGCTATCTCCTTCTCCTTCTCTTTCTGTCGGCTACCCTCTCGCCTGCTGGGTTGGCTACCCCCTTGGCTACCCCCTTGGCTAGACCCTTGACATCCTGCATTGGCCGCCCTCCTGAGACCCCCAAGGCTGCCGTTGACCATGGCGTCGATGCGGCCCCTTGCGAAGGTGAACGCCGCCATGGTCGTCGGCTTCAGCTTGGGCTCGACGCCCTCGTAGCCGTAGCGCAGCATCGCCCAGGCGAGCGCCATGCCCTCCCTGTCGCCCAGGGCGCGGCAGCCCTCGTAGAAGTCCCTGTTGAAGTTGAAGTTATTCATCCGTATCACCTCCGCAGATCGAATCGGTAAAGGCCGCGGCGGCGGCCTGGTCTCGGCCCGGCATGACCGAGCCGTAGATATCGAGCGTCGTCTTGACGCTCGCGTGCCCCAGGCGCTCCTGGATGGTCCTCATGTCGAACCCGTTCATGAGAAGCCAGGAGGCGTGCGTGTGCCTCAGGGAATGGAACACCGTCTCCTCCGGCAGCCCCAGGTCCCTCACGAGCGACTTGAAGCGGCTCGTCACGGTGCTCGGTCGCGCGATGGCTCCGGCTGGCCCGAAGGTCACCACCAGCGCCGCCGGGCCCTTGCACGAGAGCCATGTGTCCTGCCACTCCAGGTGGCGCTGCAGCTGCGCCTCCACAGCCGGGGCGAGCGCCACGTTGCGCACGCGCCTGCCCTTGGTGTAGGCCTGCCGGTGCAGCTCGGGGTGCTCGACCGCCTGCCCCACCACGTGCAGGTCGTGCAGGGCGCGGCGCCAGTCTCGGCGCTGCAGCCCGCAGATCTCCCCGCAGCGCAGGCCCGTGTTGAGGGCGAGGTAGACCGCCATGGCCTCGGTGCGCCGCGAGATGTTGGCGGCAGAGGCAGATCGCGAGGACATGGCGGAGACCAGCGCCCGGGAGAGCTCGTCGGTGTCGAGCTCGGACAGCGCGAAGGGCTCCACGGGATCGGGCGAGGGCGCGGGCACGTCGAGCATGATGTCCCGGCCCAGCGCCGGTCGCCACGAGCGGTAGGCACCCTTGAGCAGCGCGTGCATCTTGAGCAGCGTCTTGGGCGACAGCCCCTTGCCGCTCCTGGGGGCGAGCAGCATGCGGTACGCCGCCGACACGTCCCATGGCTCAAGCTGGTCGTAGGGAAGCCGCCCGATGGTCGGCTCCACCATCGTCCTTACCACGCTGCGGTACGTGGCCACCGAGTTGTCGGACAGGCCGTTGACGGGGTCGGAGATGTACGTCTCGAGCATCGAGGACAGGCGCTTGGAACTGTCGCGCGCGGAGGAAGGGTCGAACGTGGCCGCCCACCTGTCGCACTCGGCCTGCGCCTGCTCGCGCGTCAGCTCCGCGCCCCACGACCTGTACGGCCTGATCCGCCTGCCGGTCACGCGGTCGGTGCCCATGTAGGGGCGGGCGAACCAGCGGCCGTCCGCCCCGCGCTGCACGACCGCCCGACGTTCGCTAGGAGAGGTCACTGGCGGCGAGCTCCTTAGCGATGTGCGCGATCTTGTCGCGGTCATCGAGATTGATGTCCAGGAGCAGCTTACTGGCATCGGAAGGGCTTACCGCAGCGAGCATGACCTGGCCCCTGGCCTCGGTCTCATCGATACCGAGCTTGACCATGTCCCTGACCACTTCGCTGACGAAGCACCGCATGATGTCGAGGACGATGGGCTGGGTCATGCAGCCGCCTGCAAAAAACAGCACGCCGTCATCGGTGTCTCCGGCGCAGAGGAGCGCATCCGCCTCGAACTCCACTGGTTCGACGTTCTCGCGCTCAATCGTCACCTTCAGCTTCTTGCTACTCATCCTTCTCCTCCTTGAAACTCGCCTGCACCCTCTCCATGAGCCACACGTCCTCCTCGCCGGGCTCGAAGCCCGCGGAGCAGAAGATGTCATAGTGGTCGAGCCACGCCTCCGCGTCGTCGCCGCCCCAGCGATTGTTGAGCTGGGCCATGTCCTTGGCCGCCGCCATGAGCCAGCAGCCGGCCTCGTACTCGTTTGGCTTGCACGCCTTGAGGTTGCGAGCAAACTCGTCGCGTACGGCACCGAAGCGCTCCTCGTTCTCGGGGTTGCTATCGCCGCCCATCGCCACGAGCAGCGCGGGCGGGTCGGCACGGCCCACGCGCACCTCCATCATGAGGTCCTTGGACATGGCAAAGGCGCCGGACGCCACGAAGCCAATCAGGCTCCTGTACAGGCCCTTGAGCGCGGCATCCTCGCGCGCGGCCTCCTGCTCGGCTCGGATCTCCTCCTCGGTCTTCTCGGGCTCGGCATCTTCGCCGCCCTTCGGAGCGAAGAAGTCCCAGTAGCGGTCATTCCACACGGCAACGGTGCCAGCGGGGTACTCCTTGTCCTCGAGCTTCGCGGCAACGAGGCCGAGGCGTGCCCAGTCCTTGTAGGTGAACCCTTCGGGCTGCTCCTTCACCACCGGGATGCCCGCATCGCCGAACGCGTCGTAGTCCTCGGCCTTGGCCTCCTCGCGCTCGACCCGGCGGCGGATGCTGTCGGCCTTGCCCGCCCAGCCGTCACCGGCGGCGAGGACCGCCTCGATATCCTTCTCGTCGTCGAAGGCGCTCGCGGCCTCGAGCTGCTCCAGCGTCACCTGGCGGCCCTCGATGCTCCCGCGCAGCCTGCGCGCGGCGCGGATCTGCCCGGCGGTGGCGCGGCTCGCGCGCTCGATGCGCTGCTCGTCGACGCCAAGCACGAGCATCTGCTGCACGCCGCGTGCGCGCTCGGCCTCGGTCAGCTGGCGCTTGTCGTCGGTGGCGAGCATGGCCACGAGCTCGTTGGCCTCGTCCATGGTGTCGGCCACCAGCGCGGACACCTCGCGGTCCTCGCCGTAGATGGACGACAGCGCGCGGTAGCGGCGCTCGCCGTCCACGATGCGGAACACGTTGCCGTCCGCCACGACCACGGGCGGGTTCAGCGGCTCGCCGCCGGTCGCCTCGATGCTGCGGGCCAGCGCGCCGAGGTCGCCGAAGTCCTCGCGCGGATTCTGCTCACTCGGGCGGATGTCGCCCAGGCGAACCTGCCTCTTCTCAAACTGCATGCCATATCCTCCTGACTAGTAGTACATCCCGCTCGGGGCGGTCCCCTCGACGGCGCCGGCGACGGCGATCAGGCCGATGAGCGCCACGGCGCACGCCACGCTGCGCACGCCACGCTGCGCACGCGCTCGGGAAGAGAGTTCCACCACTCGCCGAGCCTGCAGCCGGCATCCCAGATAAGGTCGACCATCACGCCACCCGCCTCGGACGGCGAGCGGGCACGCAGTCGGGCGAGGGCAGCGCCGGCACCGCACCGCGCGCCTTGATGGCGGCGTCGATGTCCTCGCTGCTCACCACCTCGCGCGAGCTGTTGGGGTTGAGCGACGGGTAGCGCGGGATGATCCCCTGCATGACCATCGCGCGGAACGTGACGTTGTCGCAGCAGGCGTAACGCGCGCCCTTGGCTATCGACATCCACATGCCTTCTCCTTTCATTCGTTGAGCCAATCCCTTGCCGGAGGGCCGCACCGATAGATGCAGCCGGAGGGCGCTCCCCCGCCAAAGGGAGCGGTGCCGCCGCCCCGCCAAGTCGGCAACGGCACCATATGGGCCGGAAGTCGGTGGTCCGGCCCCGTCGCGCCACGGGCCCCGTGGAATGGGGGCGGTGCGGAACCCGTGGGGCGACGGGGGCGGGCCCGCCGTCAGTCGAAGAACGACGCGAGCGCCCACGCCGCGATGAACGGCAGCGCGGCCGAGAAGCACACCCGCGCCAGCCCGTAGGCCCCCTGCGCGGTGCACATCCACCCCGCGACATCCATCACGACGGCCGAGGCCAGCAGCGCCCGGGTCATTCGCGACCGCGGCCGAACGGCCACTCGCCCGGGGCGGGGTCGATCTCCATGACGTCGTATGCCACCGGGTCGAGCGCCTGCCTGCGGTCGAGCGCGACCAGGCGTGCGAGGTAGGCGACGTCGCCGGCCTGGACGTGCGCGCGGAACGAGTAGCGCGCGTCCGCCAGGAACTCGAACACCTCCGTGTGCCACTCGGCATCCTTGTCGGCCCACGTCACCATGCCGCCCATCGTCGTGATGTCGTCGGGCAGCTCGTAGCTCTTGCCTGTCATTCCTCTTCCTCCAGATCCTCCATGGGCATGCCCTACCATTCCTCGTCGAGAGAGGGCACGCGCACGAGCATGCCGCCGCTCCACCGGTAGCCCTTCCCCTTCACCCTGATGGTTGCATCGCTGAAGGCCGAGTAGGCCCAGCCGTTGAGCTCTCCCAGCTCGGCCGTCGAGGTCTCGACGAGGTCGATATCGAGGTCCTCGGGAAAGAGAAACTCCGCCCGGATCCTGCGCCTGAGGCTCCCCTCCGTCTCGTAGAGGATGCCGTCCCTCTCCCTGAACGTGAACACCTGGTCGATCATGACCTTCTCCTTTCAGCAGTTCGTTAGCGCGCCGCGCCTACGCGGCCTCGTCCGTGTTCCAGCCCATCAGGTCATTGGGCGGACAACCAAGCACCTGCGAGATTGCCAAGAGTTTGTCGGCTCCGGGAATGTAATCGCCGCTCTCGTACTTTGCGAAAGTGCTGACGTTCACTCCGACCTTGGAAGCGACCTCAGCCTGAGAAAGGTCAGCTCGGGCGCGTGCGGCGCGGATGTTCCCCGCCAGCTCCTTACTGAAATCCATTCGTTCCTCCTTAGAGACGTTTTTCTGTCTGTCGAACCTCATTATGAACAGTTTTCTGTTCCTGTCAATCGAATTAGCAACATTTTTTTGCGTAAAGACATTTTTTTGTTTACTATTCACTTAACGTAAAGAAAGGAGCGAGGATGAACCTTCGTCTAAGAGAGCGCCGAGAAGCCCTGGGGCTTAACCAAAAGGAGCTTGCACAAAAAGTCGGCAAGTCATTCCGAACCATTCAGTCCTGGGAGCGCGAGGAGAGCTATCCAAACGCAGAGCTCGTAGGTGCGCTCTGCGAAGTTTTCAACACCGACCCCAACGACCTCCTCGGCTGGTACGAGGAGCATCCCGAGGACAAGCCGACGGCGCCGGCGGGCGCGGAGGGCGAGCTGATCGTCTGCTACCGAAAGAGCACAGAGAAGAGGCGCTCGAAGATCCTGGAGACGGCACGCGACCAGGCCGAGCTGTCCCAAGCTCAGGCTGCGGCGCCTGAAGGCGAAGGGCTGGAAGCGGATCAAGTAAGGTCCGCGTAGCAAGGTCAGGAGGTATTCATGGGCCTGTTCAGCTCATTGGCTAAAGCGATTTTGACGAGTAATACCGCGTCGGCAGGTGCGCGCACTCCCGCCACGGAAGGCGCGCCTCGCTTTGCCGCCATATCCGCACGAGATGGTAGGCACCCCGCCGCGCGCGTCATAGACATCGACGGCGATTGCGAGGAGACGGTGTTCACCTACGTCGGCGTGCCCTTCAAGGGTATCCGGAAAGGAGCCGAGTTCTACGTCGATCCGCTCGGTCGCGACATGGTCATCCACAGCAAGTCGACCGGCGCGACGGCGGACAGCGCCGAGTTTGGAGATACGCCACTTTCCTACAACGGCACTGCATTCGGGTTTACCAACTCGGGGCTCGGGTTCCTCAAGGAGATGGTAGCGGCCGGCTTCACGATCCGTCTCAAGGTCAAGAAAACCGGCATGTACTCCCCCGGCGTCCCCGAGCTAGTCAGTCTGACTGCGGAGCCCTGGCTCTTGAAGCAGTGGTGGGAACGCCAGAAGACGCTGACGATTCCCGTTCCGTTCTCCGAGGAAGACGAACTCATTAGACACGAGGCGCAGCATAGGGCCAGGGTCGCCCAGATGAGGCGCGGGCGGACAGGCATCGAGCTTGCAAAGGATTCGCTTGAGGTATGGATTACCGTTACCGATGGCAACTGGATTGGCGGCAAACTGCCCAGAAAGGACTTCCGCTTCACTCCGTCATTCGAGATAGTACCGACGCCAAAGGGCTCGTCGGCAAAGCCCCATATCAGAGTGCTCGCCGACGCCAATCCGCTCGTCGAGATCAGTGCCAGGAGCGTCGAGGCTTACAGGCAGATCTCCGCAAACAGGGAAAGGCCGTGCCGCGCCATCTATATGCGGGACTACTACCAAGATGGCACCGACCAGACAAAGCTCTATCTGGTATTTGACTAGCAGATTGCGCGAAACGATTGAATCGCCAGTTGTTGCCCATTTTCGCGACGCCACGAAAATGGATGGATATGACCCGCGGCGCGGCTAGGTTTATTCGGGTTTTCCGGAAAAACCGAAACGGGTGCTACTGAAATAAAGAAACCCCGTGCGGCAATCTTGGCGGATCCGCACGGGGCATATGCCCTCCGGCAAAAAGGGAAAGGCAGGACCATTATATGGCAACCAACGAGAACCCAAGGTCAAAACTCGGCTCCAAGCGCGAGGTCGCGCCCGGCAAGTGGGTGATCCGCGTCCAGGCGGGCTTCCGCGCGGACGGCCATGTGCGTCGCGTGTCGCGCACCGTGTACGGCACCGAGACCGAGGCCGATATCGCCATCGCCCAGCTCGCGCAGGAGCTGGGCGTGTCCCAGGCGGCGCATGCGGGCGTGACGCTCGACATGTACTACTGGGGCGTGTTCCGCGACTCCCCCAGCAACCGCGGCAAGCCGCGCTCCAAGGCAAGCCTGCGCGAGTACGACGGGCAGATGTGCAACTACATCTCCCCCGTCCTGGGGAGCATCGACATCTCCGAGATAACCCACGACATGATGCGAAGCTGCATCGAGCACTCGGGCGCGCCGGCAAAGACCAAGACCACCCTGCGCGCCGTCATGCGCCGAGCCTTCGACGACGGCTGGGTAACGGTGGAGCCCTTCCGCCGGCGCGTCATCGCGCCCAAGGCCAAGCAGGCGCCCGTGGAGCCGTGGAGCATCCCCGAGGCCGCCGAGGCGCTGCGCAGGCTCGCCGCCAGCGACGACCGCGCCGACCTGGGCATGAACGCCTATCTCATCCTCGGCCTGAGCGGCCTGCGCAAGGAGGAGGCGCTTGCCGTGCGCCCGTGCGACCTCAAGGTCACCACGACCTACGACTTCGCCACGGGCAAGCCGACCGTGTCGGAGTACATCGAGGTCTGCCGCGCGTACACGGACGAGGACGGCGTGAAGGAGACCAAGAACGCCCATTCCGTGCGTACCGTGCCGGTTTTATTGGCGGGCCGCGAGCGCCTGCACCAGATCATGGACGAGTTGCGCCCGAGCATAACCGTCGAGGGCGGCACTTCGGTTACGGAGCAGGTGCGCGAATGGAGCGGCCAGCGCATCGTGAACATGCGCGGCGACAACCTCGTGCGGGCGTGGCGGCGCATGTGCGTGCGCCATGACCTGCGGTATATCCCTCCCAAGGCTCTGCGCCACACGTCCGAGACCATCATGGCGGCGACCGAGGTCGACCCCCTGAGCATCATGGACCTGCACGGACATACGGACCTGGGGACAGATTACCGCCATTACATAAAACCGGGCCTCGCGGAGCGCGAGAAGGCCGCCAGGCAGGTCGGGCGCGCCCTGCAGATCGTCGAGGGCGGCGGCGCGAACGGCGGTTTTAATGGCACCGGTCTGGGTGCCGAAACGCTCTAAATTGCATTTTCTAGGTCCACTACCTGCAAAATGCATAAAACGCCCCCTGCCGCGCATAAACGGCAGGGGGCGTAAAAAGCGAACGGTAACGGACGGTTATGATTCGGCTCTTCGGTAAACAAAAAAGGTCAGCGCCGAAGCGCTGACCTGCGTGTTCTTTGGTGGGCCGTCAGGGGGTCGAACCCTGGACCTTGGGATTAAGAGTCTCAAACGTGACGTTTTAGCACGCGCTGCATCTGCAAAGTTGCTGGTACCGATGCTCTCGCCAGCTCCGCACGCACTGAAACTGCATTGGAGAACGGTTATTAACGGATATGCGGCCATGCATAAAACCCCTTCCCTGCATTACCGGGAAGGGGTTCGTGCTTATGGTCTGTCGATAATCACCTGATCGCCGTCCACGTCGAGGTACGGCGTGATGGCGATGCCGCGGTCGCTCTCGACCACGATGTAGGCTCGATTCGTCGAGCGCTCGGTGGCTATATATGAGGACACGTTCTGCGGCATATCGTAGAGTGGTCCGTCGGACTGATCCATGACAGTGGCGACACCCGTCGCGCTCGCATCGCTGGGATGCGCAAGCGAACAGGCAACGGCGATGAGCGCGAACATGGCGATGACCGCCAGGACCGCGTAGACGACGCCGAGTAGCTTCTCGCTAAGCTTCATGTCACTCCTTGACGAGGTAGTCATCTGCCTCGGGCTTTCCGGTGGCGCGTCCGACGGCAATATAGCGGAGCTTCCCGCTGCCGCCGGTGTAGCGTCCCCAGATAAAGCCGTCCGCGGACTTATACCAGTCGTCGAGCACGACAGTCTGCCCCCTGCTGTAGGAGGCCACCACGGACCCGGAGAGGGACGGCGCCGAGCGCACGTTGAGCTTGAAGACGGTGCAGCGGTAGCGGCCTCCGAAGCCCTTGGTCTCAGTCGCCTGCTGGGTCGGCTGCTTCGCGGGAGCCTGCTGAACGGGCGCGGAATTCGATGCCTTGATTCCGAAACTCTCGAGGTAGATTCGGGCCAGGTCGTCGAGGTATTCATTGAACTTCTGCAGATCGCCGCCGTTGTCGATGAAGCCGTTCTCGGCGAGGCGGTAGTTAATGCCCCTCGCGGCGGCCCTGTTGATGTTAGCGAGGTTGGATCGCTTGACGAGCTTCTGCGCTCGGCCCGGCATGAACGCGGACAGCTTGTCCGCCAGCGTCTTATCGTAGGAGTCCGGACTGAACTTCGAGCTGATGATCACATGGGCACCGCGAGGTGTCTTGAGGCCGCTGGCATCCATGTGCAGCTCAACGACGGGACCGTCGGCCTTGAGGCTGTTCAGCCCGCCGTCCGCATACCAGTTGCGCGAAGTGTCGCAAAGCACCACCTGATCGCCGCCAAGCTCCTTGATGCGCCTGCCGAGCGCACGCACGCGCTCGGCCTCGGTGTACCCGCCGGCGCAGCAGCCGGGGTCGCCGGCGCCGTGCCCGCAGATGACGAACAGCTTGGCCACGCTATTCACCGTCCACGTCATGGTCGAAAATGCGCATGAGCGGGGTGTCGCGAAGCTCGGGGTATGCAGCGCACACGTTTTCGAGGATGGAAGCGACCTCCATGATGATGATGTAGGCGCACACGACGGTCACGGAGACGCCGCTGAAGCCGAGGCCGGCGATATGCGTGCCGGCAAACTCGATCATCACTGCGACCGCGATGAGGCAGCAGAGCAGGATCTTGTGGCCGAGGCCGACGCGCATCTTGGCGCTCGAGACGTTGCCGTTGATGACAGCGCCGATGAAGCCGGTCAGGATGTCCATGACCATGAATGCGCACGCGATGGCAATTGCCCAGACCTGAGGCTCGGTCAGCTGGA